AATGTTTTATTTTTTTTAATTTTATTATCAATTAATAAAATCATTTATATATATATCTTTTTTTTTTTATGGATATTTGAAATAAATCACTAATATTCCATCACCACCAAAACCACCTTTAGTGCTACCAGGAGCTCCACCACCACCACCAGCACCAAAATAATAATAATTTTGCCAATTAACAGGCGCATTTTCACCGTTAGGAACTGTGAAATTTGAATCATTATATTTACCACCAATACCAAATATTGAGTTATAACTACCACAACGTCCCCCTAATGCACTTGCACCTCCAGCACCACCACCAGAAAATTTATTCTGTAGTATAATATTATTATTATAATTAAAACCATTTATAATATATGAGTAACTATTTGAACCATCAGTACCATTAGTGAAATTGCCATAACTTTTGCCTCCATTACCACCATTACCATTATTTGTATTAATTCCATTTAAATAATAAAAACCACCATCACCACCAATTACTGGATTAGTATTTGTTGAATCATTACCTTTTGAACCACCTGTACATAATAATCCTAAATTAGCATTATTATCTTTATAAAAATAAGTATTACCACCATTAGTTAATGTAGGATTATTACTACCACCACCACCTCTACCTACATTAATATTATAACTAGTATCTTTTATTATAGTATAATTATTAACTAAATAATTACCACCACCACCACCTCCACTTGCAGCATTAGCATTACCAGAATTTCTACCACCACCGCCACCACCACCAACTAAAATAAGATTAATATTTAAATTAAAATTAAATTTAATAATACCACTACCATCATATTGTGAAAGACCATTTAAATTATTTTTAGGATAAAATGATAATTGATAATAACCACTATTAGAATTATAACTTATATTATAACTACCATCATAAGTTATTTGAAATGGTGGTAATACCTGAAAAATATTACTTAGGTCAGTACCATTATTTAATAAATATCCAGTTGTTGGTAAATTAGGAACTGTTGTTTTTGGTTGAAATATAGCACTTAAATCACTACCATTTAATGCAATAAAACCAGTGGTATTATTTGTTCCAGATGTTTTAGGAGCAAATAATAAATTTAAATCATTACCACTTTTATCTAAAAATCCTGTTGGCAATGCTTGTGTCATTAGCTACTACATTAATTAAATAAAAAAAATTATTAAATAAACTATAAAATAAATTATGATTAAACTATAAAATAAATTATGATTAAACTATAAAATAAATTATAAATAAACTAAGTAATTATTCTTGGAGCAATATTCATAGTATTTAATTCTTGAAATAATAATTTACAAGCATATGGTATTTCAACATATGCGAAATCAGTTCTATTATTACAATTATGACAATAATGTATATGCATAGCATCATTATAAGATGATATTAGACCACATTTTTTACAAACATATACAGAATATTTATCAGATACATCATACATTCGTTCTTTTGTAAAACGTGATGCTCCGTGTGATACCATGCAATTATGTGCTACTATTCCATTTGCTAAGAATGAATGTGTATTTTCTACTTCAATATCATAAACAGGATGAATACCTGCAGGGCGAATATCAATAACTTTTAAATTCATAGTTGGTAATCCTTTCCAATCCCTATTTACACCATAACATAAAATATTATCTTTAGTTTCTTCTGAAAATTCATATTCTTCATTAATATTGATATCTTCTTCTACTTCTCGTTCATATTTTTTATTATCATTATCATTATTTAAGAACCAATCAAGCGCACCAATTTCTTTTAAATATTCTTCTGCACTAGGAAATAATTTACTATTAAATTTACCAAATTCAGTTCCTTTAATTAAATGGTCGGTAATATCGTGTGTTGATGGTATAGCATACTGATGAATAAGTGGTTCAAATGACCTTAATTCTTCTACTGCTTGTTTGATAGCTTTTTTAGTAGGAACAATCTTATCTGGAAATTCTTTTTTAATTTTACTAAAATTAGTGATTTCATCCACTCGTTTCACTAACCAATTATGTTGTCTTTTAACTTCATTTCTTAATCGTTTATAGGATACTCCTGCCTCTAAACGCTGTGATTTATGACAACAATAACGAAAACCAATCTTTTCAGAAAATGGAATTAGTTCATCGATGTCTAGATGAAGTGTTAATTGATAATTTCTAGAATTATCATCATAATTAACCTTGTCTTTTGAATAACTAGTTTCTTTGAATTTTTGAATAGTTACTTTATGAATGTCAAATCTTCCCAATAAAGTTTTTATATCATTCATCATTTGTGTAAGACTTTCAAGATGTTTCTTATTTTTAGTTTGTGAAAATGAAATTGAAGATAATATATCACGTTTTCCTCTATGCATTCCTAAAACACAAGTATGTCCGTCTCCACCAAATAACCCCCCTAAGAATTCACGTACAATTGGAAGAGGGCACATTGGGTCAAGAATGAATTTAGGAAGTATTGCTGGTTGAACTACTTTTTTACCAATCAAGATACCATCTAATTGAACTATATGATTAATTAAAGACGAAGGAATTCTAACAGAGTATAAATTTTTACATTTAAAATTAGATTGCTTACTATAACATAATTCTTGTAAATCAGTCAAGAAACTATTTACATCAATCATATGTCCTAAAAATACTTCTGAACTGTAACATTTATTATATTTACCAATATGTCCATCAGTTATTAAATATCCGATTAATTTTGACAAAATTAGTGTTTTCTTATAATTTTCTAATGTGTCTGTTTTAAAGAGTAAATCGCCTACTTGTAAATGCCATCCATTACATTCTTTTATTTCTTGATTAAAATCAGCAACAGGATAAGTTACACTTGATTTTACTTTTTGTTCGCCAACTATTAAATCCTTAGCTTTAATCCATTGATTATCAGAAGTAAGAACTGGATGTTCTGGTGTACATATATTTGTCCTGCCATCTTCAAATGTAATTTTAATACATTCTCTTTCACCCTTGTATAGGAAACCAGTTTGCTTTGAAGGAACCATTTTATTTGATTTTTCATCCCATCCTAAAACTTCAGAATCACATGACTCCATATTTTGTATTAAAACGCTGAGACCATTTGTGGTAACAATTGGTGTATTTTTGGATTCGCAATCTCGTTCCATTTCTCCGAACCTTAACCCTCCATCTCTCGATCTTCCTTCAGCAGGTTGTCTAGTTAGATTAACCATAGGACCAATTGAACGACTATGAGCCTTATCATTAACCATATGTTTTAAGCGTTGATAGAATACAGGTCCCATAAATATACTACATTCAATTTGTTCTCCAGTTAATCCATCATATAAAAGTTCATTACCATAAGCTTCATAACCATTTTTTAATAATTCATTACAAATAGTTTTAACTTCAAAATCACCAAAAGCAGTACCATCACCAAATAATCCTAATTCAACTAATACTTTTCCTAATAATGTTTCTTTTAATTGACCGATAGTCATACGTGAAGGAATAGCGTGAGGATTAATTATAATATCAGGTCTTAATCCATTTTCAGTAAAAGGCATAGAACATTCAGGAATAATGTTACCCACAGTTCCTTTCTGTCCCATACGACTGGAAAATTTATCACCAATTACAGGTTTTCTTAATGTTCTTAATCTTACTTTAGCGAAATTATAACCTTCACCATTTCTATCAATATAATTTTTATCAATATAAGTTTCTTCATTAGTTTTATAAATTTTACTTTGATCTTCATATTTAATTACTTTTGTTACATCATTTCGATTTTCTTTAATAGGAACAACTTTAGCAATAATAATATCACGATTTTCAACAAGTGTATTTTCATTTATAACACCTTTAGTATTAATTTTATTATAATTACCCATTTTCATATTTTTAGTCTTAGATTTATCAGGTTTGCATCTTATTTCTTCATCACCATTAATTTTTTGTTTATCTTCATCTTTTTCAGTATGATAAATGGTGGCTAATGCCATACCTCTATCAATTGAACCCTTATTAATTAATAATGAGTCTTCTTGATTATATCCAGTATGTGTCATAATTGCTACAATAGCCTGTGTCCCAGACGGAATTTTATGTAATTGAATAAGGTTCATTATTCGTGTATCTACAAGTGGTCTCATTGGATAATTTAATACATATGCAGTTTTATCCATGCGGTTTTCATAATTTGTTACATAAACACCCATAGCTTGTTTTCCTTGTGCTGATTGATATACATTACGTGGTGACTGATTATATTCAGGAAATGGAATACAAGAAGCAATTATACCAAATATTGTAGATGGGTGAATTTCACAATGAGTATATTTAATAAACTTATTTTGTTCGTTAATTAAATCATTAGGCGTCATAGCAATCATGGAGAGATTTTGCTCGTCAGGGTCAATATATTCAATAATAGCATCATCTAATTTATTACTAATTAATAAATCATTCCAACATAAATCACCTTTTTTCAAGTTATTAATAATATTTTGATTTAACAATAATTGTTTATTTTTTAAAAGTAATAATGGTCGTGTTAAACGTCCAGCATCATTACAAATACGTAATTCTTTATTTTTTATATCAAATATAATAGAAGTATATACATTAATTATACCTTTTTGTTTTTTTGTTTTTAAGTCATTATAAAGCTCAATAGGATTTTCAGTTATTCCAGTCCATATACCATTTATAAATACTTTTACTTTATCATACATCATTATTGTAGTTAATTTTTCATCATTAATTTGAATAATATTAGGTAATATATATTCATATAATGAATTAGGGTTTGAGTGAATTGTAATATGTGTCATATAACTAAGATTTTTAACTACACCAACAGATTGTCCTTCAGGTGTTTCATAAGGACAACAGAAACCATATGATGAATTATGTAGTTTTCTTGGTGGAATTAATTTACCACTTTTATCTGTTGGTGTGCTAATACGACGAGCGTGACTTAAACTAGAAACATAATTAAGTCTATTATATACTTGAGCGACACCAACTTTATTAGAACTGCTATGTTTAATACCAAAATCTCCAGTAGATAAAGCACGTTTAATACCATTTTCGATTGTAGTAGATTTAACAATTTTATAAATATTAGTCATATTTATAATATTTTCATAATCATCTTTTGAACGCCAAGACCCATTATTAATTTCACGTAATATTTGCTTTTCCATATCTTTGACTAGTTTATTAAAATAATTTCTATATAAATTATTTAATAATGTGCCAGTTAAATCAATACGTTTATTTAAATATGAATCACGGTCATCTGCTTTAATAATTTCAAAATATGCTTTTAATAATTTATTAGCCATATAGCCTAAGAAATATATTTTTTGTGGAGTATTATAACAATGAGGAAATAAATCATTATTTAATATTTCTAATGTAAATTCATATTTTTTCTTAGCACCTGTTTCTTTATCCATATTTATAGGTGTGTACATAACAAAATTCGTTATATATCTTATACAATCTTCTTGTGTTAAATACTCAGACGCTTCAATAATAGAAGCCTGTAAATTAGCTAATAAATCTATATTTTTAGTATCATCAATATTAAGCAATATTTTCTCACAAATTTCTTTATCAGATAATACACCTAATGCTCGAAAGAGAATAAATAATGGTATAGGTTGTTTCACACGTGGTAATTCAGTAACAATAGGATGTCCGTAACCATTATTTTTAGAGCATAATAATAATGCGATTTGTTTAGGTGAAATACATTTATAATCAGGCATAGATTTTATTTCAGCACGCCATAAATATTTTACATCATTTTTTTCAATATTAAAACAATAAACCTTATTTTCGGCAGCGCGTTCTTGTCCCAATACTGTTTTTTCAGAGCCATTAATAATAAAATAGCCTCCAGCATCAAACGCACATTCACCAGTTTGTTGATTATCAAAATGTTTATATTGTTTTAATACACAAATATTAGATTTTAACATAATAGGTAATTTACCAATATGAACGTGAGGAATAGTCTTATTAATAGTTTGAGAAATTTCTAAATTAGCACCACTACGAATAATATATTTAATAGACATATCAATAGTAGTTGCAGATGAATAAGTAAAATTTCTTAAACGTGCTTCTTGTGGAAACATTAATTTAATAGCGCCATTATTTTCATGAATTTGTGGACGATAAATATTAAAATTTTCAAAAGTAATAAATATTTCTAATGCATATTTTTTACTTTCAGTATCATAATCTTGTTCTGAAGCAATATGTAATGGATTAAACATATCAATAGTCTTTAAAATTTGATAATTAATAAAGTTATTATATGACTCTAATTGATGGTCGACTAATTTTTCTAATTCATTACCATTAAAATAACTTCTTATTAATTCCCACGGTCCTTCAATATAATCTAAATTAGGGCAACTAATATTTTTTTCTAAAACGTCATTATTATTTACATCATTGTTATTTATATCATTCTTATTAACATCATTCTTATTTACATCATTCTTATTTACATCATTCTTATTTACATCATTATTGTCATCATCATTCTTATTTACATCATTCTTATTTACATCATTCTTATTTACATCATTATTATCATCTTTAATAATAATTTTCTTTGATTTTTTAGATTTAGTATTTTTTTTTTTAGATAAATTTGTTAATAACTCAGAATTATTATAAGAATTAGATTGAATATTAATTTCATTATAAGTTTCCATATTTTCACTTGAAGATATTGAAGTTATTGTAGAACTGGATGATGTTATAGATTTTAAAGATATTAATTTTGACATAATAACTTCAATAATTTAATTTTCAATTTTATTTTTAAATCATTTTTTTTATTATTTTAGTAATATAAGTTTATATAACTTAGTTACACTGACTAAAAAGAAAAAATTTACTTCTTACAAAGATTTATTTACTTCAAGGTTGTAAAATATAAAAATATAAAAAAAATAAAAAAATAAAAATATAAAAATATAAAAATATAAAAAATATTGATATAAATATAATGTGTTTATAATATATTATTTATACTTCTATTATGAGTAATAATAATAAATTAAATAAAAATAATTATTATGGAAATTACAAAATGAATAATAATATAAATAATATTAATAATAAAAATAATAATTATACAAGTTATACACCACGACAAATAGTTAATTATAATAATTTTATAAAATTACTTGATAATGCTAGTAAAAATAATAATACTAATTCAAAAAATAAATATTATTATTATAATTTAAATAATAGTAATTTTAATGGTTATTTAGTTAATGAAATAAAATATCAGGATTCAGATAAATGTAAAACTAATAATAAAGTTTTAAATTTTAAAAAGGAAAATGTATTAGTTGGTGATAATAGTTGTCATAATATTGATAATAAAAAAGTTAGAGAAAAGGATGGACTTAGTAACATCTTTTCAAAAAATAGAGAAACTAAAGACTTTAAACAAAGAGTAAATTTTTTAGAAATTAATTCTCCTAATGAAAATAATGAAACTACAGTAAATTACACTGAAGAAATAGTTATTAATAGATTAATTAATAATATTGATGATTTATTATATATTATAAATAATTATCAATATAAACCCACTATAAAATATAATATTAATTTAAAAGCTTTACATTCAATAAAACAACCATTAGAAGAATTAAATGCTATGATTGGATTAAAAGAATTAAAGCAGTCATTAGTTTATCAATTATTATATTTTATACAAAATCTACATTTGAATAATGAAATAATTAATGAAACAAATAATGAAACCAATAATGAAATTAATAATGAAACCAATAATGAAATTAATAATGAAACAAATAAAAACATAAACTTTACAAATAAATTAAAAAAAACCAAAATAATTAAAAGTGATGATTATTTACATAGTGTATTATATGGACCACCTGGAACAGGTAAAACTGAAATTGCTAAATTAATTGGTAGAATATATTCTTCTCTTGGTATATTATCCAAAAATATATTTAAAAAGGTAACTCGCAGTGATTTAGTAGCTGGTTATTTAGGTCAAACCGCATTAAAAACAAAAGAAGTAATTAACGAATGTATTGGCGGTGTATTATTTATTGATGAAGCATATTCTCTTGGTAATCCAGATAAAAAAGATAGTTTTTCCAAAGAATGTATTGATACATTATGTGAAGCATTAAGTGATAATAAAGATAATTTAATGGTAATTATTGCTGGTTATGAAAAGGAATTAAAAGAGAGTTTTTTTAATTATAATTCAGGTTTAGATTCTAGATTTACTTGGCGTTTTTTTATAAATAATTATAATGGTTCAGAATTAGCTTCTATTTTTATTAAAAAAGTAAATGACTGTGGTTGGTCTTTAGATATTAATATTATCACCGATATTTCAGAAAAAATAGAGCCAAAAATAGAGCCAAAAATAGAGCCAAAAATAGAGCCAAAAATTGTAAAAAATATTGATACTCATAATTTAAATAATTGGTTTGAAAAAAATATAGAATATTTCCCATATTATGGTCGTGATATAGAGAATTTATTATTTAAAATTAAAATAGTTCATAGTAAACGAATATTTTGTGCTCCGCTAAATGAGAAAAAAATTATTAATTATGATGATTTAGAAGAAGGTTTTAAATTATATAAATCTAATGATTTTATAAATGAAAAAATAAAAAATGATAAATTTAAGAAAGATTTACTAAATACATTATATTATTAATAAAAAAAAATAATGTATTTATTAAGATAAATATTACTATGATTAATACTAATAATGAAAAACACGAAAAAAAAACATTAATTATAAATCCTGAATTATTTAATGTAGGTTCAAAAACAAAAAAGAAAAAACAAAAATGTCAAAGTTCTCTCAAAACTACAATTAAACCTATAATAAATCCTAATACATTAAAAAATAAACTACTCCAACGTATAAAGCAACATAAATCACGTGAATTACAGAAATCTAATCTTAAAAATGAGAATTTACAAAATTCTAATGAACCTAATTTAGTAGATAATTATGATACTGATGAATTTGAAGACTCATTAAAGTATTTGAATAATATCGCTAAATCTAAACAATTAATTAACCAAAAAATAGCTAGAACTAATACATTAAAAAATTATAATCAATCTAATAATTTACAAAGTTCAATTAATGTTGAATTACCACGTGAATTAGAAGAAATTCAATTCAAAATGCCATATAATTCAACAACTCAAAATTCACTTCAATTAAGACCTAAAATTAATGATGTTCCTTATGGTATATTAAAAGGTGGAAATAAACCCACATATCGTCAATGGTCTCAAACACAAAAGAATTTAAATGTAAATGACCCTAATTTATCTTTAGTTATTCCATCATCAAATGATAAATTAAAAAATATTAAATCATCTATAATTAGAGAGAAAAAGTTGAATGAATTACGAGAAAAAATTAAAGCAGAACAAGCACAAAAAAATGATATTATGATGACTCAAAATCTTATTAAAAAAACATCATTACCATTAACTAAAAATAATAGCCAAATTAATAATCCAATTAATAATTCAATTAATAGCCAAATTAATAGCCAAATTAATAGCCAAATTAATAGTCAAATTAATAGCCAAATTAATAGTCAAATTAATAATCCAAAAACAACACAACAAGTACCTATTATTACTAATAATTTAATAAATTTAGATATTAAAGAAAATCAAGAAAATAAAAAAAATGAAGAAAATGAAGAAAATAATAAAATAAATGAAAATATTAATACTAATGGAGGACAATTAATGAAATTAATTAAAAAGAAATTAATTAAAAAGAAATACACATTAGGAAAACTTAAAAATAGACAATCAATAGACTTATTAATTAAAGATAATAAAACACGTAAAAAAGTAATTGGAGCAATAAAACAATTAAAAAATAAAAATATAAATACTATTAAAAATTATTTAAGAGAACATAACTTAATAAAAATTGGTTCAAATGCTCCAAATGATGTTTTAAGAAAAATGTATGAAACTTCAATGTTAGCTGGTGAAGTGACGAATAATAATAAGAATATTGCTTTAGAAAATGCTTTAGAAAGTGTAAAAACTGAATAATTTAGTTTATAAACTATAATAAACTATAATAAACTATAATAAACTATAATAAACTCTAATAAAGATTATAATACTATATTATTAGTAAATTTTATAAATTTATTAATAATAATATGTCATTAATAAAAGAATATTTTGAATTAACAAAAAAATATCAGGCAACTTACGGAGAAAATACATTATTATTAATGCAGGTAGGTTCTTTTTTTGAAGTTTATGGAATTTCTAATAAATCTTCATTAATTATAACTGGTAGTAAAATTCAAGATTTCTCTCGAATATGCGAACTTAATATTGTAGAGAAAAATACGTGTGTTGGTGAAGATAATATTATGATGGCTGGTTTTAAAGATTTTCAAATTGATAAATATATTAGAAAATTACAAGAAGCAGATTATACTGTGGTTGTATATACACAAGATGAGGCAGCAAAAAATACAACACGTAGCCTATCAGGTATTTTCTCTCCAGGTACATATTTTGCGAATGAAAGCCAAAAATTATCAAATTCAACAGCATGTATTTGGATTGAATTAGCAACAAATTCATTATTAAAAAATCAAATAAAAAAAATAAGGGTTACTAATGCCTCATCACAAATATTAAATAGCCAAGAAAAAACATTAATAATCGGTTGTGCGGTAATTGATATAATATCTGGTAAAACAATAATGTCAGAATATAAAATAAATTATCAACCCAATAATCCAACTATTTATGATGAATTAGAGAGATTTTGTTCTATATATCGTCCAAGTGAAGTAATATTTATTTCAAATTTACATTCAAATGATGAAGTAGAATCAATAATAAATTATTGCGGATTAAAACACGAATGTTTACTTCATAATTTAAGTTCAATTAACCAGCATTTATGTCATTATAATTTAATAAAAAATTGTGAAAAACAAAATTATCAATATGAAGTTCTCTCTAAATTCTATGGTTATATTAAACCTAATTCAAATAATTCACAATCAAATATTGTCAATTTAGATTTATTTTTAATGAATTGTAATAATAATGTTATTGCCACACAAGCTTTATGTTACTTATTAGATTTTATGTATCAACATAATAAATATTTAGTTCATAAAATAAGTGAGCCTATTTTTGAAAATCATAATTCACGCCTATTATTAGCCAATCATTCTCTCAAACAATTGAATATAATAAATGATGGTTCTATAAAATCAAGTAAAACTTCGTGTGTATTACAAATGTTAAATAATTGTTTAACAACAGTTGGTAAACGTAAATTCAACGAACAATTATTACACCCTACATTTGATATAGAATTTTTAGAAAATGAATATACAATAATACAGCATTTTGTAGATAATTATTCAAATTATTCACCTTTTTTCGCATCTAAATTAGAAACAATAAAAGATTTATCAAAATTAGATAGACAAATTGCATTAAAAAAAATAGCACCTAAATTATTTTACCAATTAGTTAATAATTTAATTTCAATTAGAGAATTAATTGATTTTATTAGTAATGATAATATTATATTAAATTATTTAGCTAAACAAAATCCACCAATCAAAAATATAGAAAATTTCAAAAATAACGTGTCATTAATGATTGAATTTATAGAGCGTTATTTAATATTGGAAGAAGCCAAAAACATTGATGTTCTTCAAAACTTTGAAATAAATTTTATTAATAAAACTATTAATGAAAAACTAGATAATGAGACTAATAGTTATAATGAAAATATACAATTATTAGAAGAAATTAGAAGTTATTTAAGTAGTTTAATAGAAACAAATGAGAAAAAGACAAAATCATCGTCAAAAGTATCGTCAAAATCAACGTCAAAATCAACGTCAAAAGTCACGACTGATTATGTTAAAATTTATGAAACAGAAAAAAATAATTTAAGTTTATTATGTACTTCAAGACGATGTAAATTATTAGAAACAATATTAATTAATAATAAAGAACATAATATAATATTAAGTTATAATTCCAATAATGAAGAGAAAACATTTGAATTTAATATTGAAAAATCACAATTTAAATTTATTACTCAATCTGGAACAAATAACGCTATTATTCATAACCAGATAAATGAAATAATAAAAGCAATTAGCAGTAAAAAAATAATAATAAAAGATTTAATTAATTTAGTATATTGGAATTTTGTCGAACAATTTAGTGAATTTCAAGCACAATTATTTGATTGTATTAATTTTATTAGTAGTTTAGATTGTATTTATACAAAAGCAAATAATGCTAAAAAATATAATTATTGTAAACCTATTATTAATAATAATACACCGAAATCATTCGTTAATGCAGTACAATTAAGACATTGTTTAATAGAACAATTACAACTTAATGTAAATTATATTACAAATAATATAACATTAGGAGATGGAGAAACAGATGGAATATTATTATATGGTACAAATGCAGTAGGTAAAACAAGTGTAATACGTGCATTGGGAATAGCACTTATATTAGCACAATCAGGTAATTATGTCCCATGTAGTTCTTTTAGTTTTAAGCCATATAAACATCTATTTACAAGGATAATTGGAAATGATAATTTATTTAAAGGTCTATCTACATTTGCTGTAGAAATGAATGAATTAAATGTTATATTAAGAAATTGTGATGAAAATAGTCTAATATTAGGAGATGAATTATGTAGTGGTACAGAAACAATGAGTGCAATAAGTATTTTTGTATCAGGATTACAAAAATTATCAGAAGTTAATAGTAGTTATATATTTGCTACACACTTACACGAAATTGTAAATTTTGATGAAATTAAGGAGATAAATACGCTTAAATTAAAACATATGGAAGTTTATTATGATAGAGAAAATGACACATTAGTATATGATAGAAAATTAAAAGATGGTCCAGGTAATAATTTATATGGATTAGAAGTATGTAAATCACTTAATCTACCATTAGACTTTATTACAAATGCATATAATTTAAGAGATAAATATTATCCTGAAGTTAGAAGTATATTTTCTCTCAAAACATCAAGTTATAATTCACAAAAAATTATTGGATTATGTGAAAATTGTGGGGAAAAAATGGCATCTGAAGTACATCATTTACAACATCAAAAGGATGCTAATAGTGATGGATTTATAACTAGTGAAACAACAGTTATACATAAAAATCATCTTTCTAATTTAATGAATTTATGTGAAGTATGTCATTTAAAACTACATAAAGAACAATCAAATGGTTCTCTCAAATTAAAAACAATAAAACCTTCTAAAAGTTCTAGAATAATAAAAGAAAAATAATAATCTAATATTATATAATAATGGAACGCACTAATAATTTTGAAACTAAACAAGAAGAAATATTTGGAGAATTTAATCCAATAGCAACTAATTGTGCAAACTTAATAATAACTAATTTAATTGAAATAGGAAATTTACATTCATCATCAGAACAATTAGATAAATTAGAAATATTACGTAAATTAATAGAATTTAATGTTAATAGATTAATAAATTCATATTCAATGATTTGTAGTGAAACAACAAATGAAGCCAAGAATTTAAAGAATAATTTATTATTAAAAGCAGATTTAATAACAAGAGAAGATTTTAATATTAATGATGAAAATTTTTGGAGGTCAAAATGGGAGAATTATTTTTTTGCTGATGGAGATTTAAAAGCAATAAAATTGCGCATATTTACAAAAAGTTTTGAAAGATTATTATTTTTACGTGGTCTCTTAAATGAACCGTGTTTATTTTTAACTAACTTTAAAATTTTTGATTTAAACCATAAAGAACATTCTAATTATTCTAATGTATTAAAAATTTTAGATGAAATTAGGATTAATAATAATTATTGTTATAATTATATTATTGCTTGTTTAATTATTAAATTACAGATATTTGGAGATGGTAATCATAGAACAGCAGGATTTTATTTACAATTAAACGGACAACCTGAATTAAGTCATAATATTAGTAACTATGTAGATAATTATATTTTAGATTATTCTAATATAAATCAATCTAAATTAGAAGATTTTGTAGAGAAAATGTTACATAAATGTGAAAGTGGTATGGGTCGTCGTTTAAAAAAAATAAAAACACGTAGAACACATAAAACACGTAGAACACATAAAACACACAGAAAACATAAAACAATTAAAAGATATAGAACACGTCATCATAAAAGACACTATCATAAATGACGTTATAACAAATATATTAGAAGAAATTAAAATATATAAAAATTAGTGTTTTGATTTTCTAGATTTATTATATTTTTTGTGTCTTTTATGTTTTATTTTATGGCGTGTTGTGTGAGTTCTTTTAGTGTGTTTAGTAACTCTTATTTTACTATATTTTTTATTTTTTTTATTTTTTTTGCCTTCTCCAGTTTCTGTTTGAGAAATAATATTATTAATAGTTTTAACCAATTTAGACTTATTAGCTTGTAAATTAAATTGTGTTGGGTCTTCTATTCCTAACTCAAAATTTATATTTAAAGTATCATTTGGGTGAATATATAAATCTAAGTTATAAGCACTTAAATTATCATCATTAAAACCGAGAATTAATGAATAAATTCTATGAGGCGCACGTCTTTCTTCATTAAATTTTTCTTTTAATAAATTTTCAAATTCTTCATCACTAAATGGTAAAGGTCTTCTAATCTTATAAGTAATTTTAGTTTCAATTTGTGAACCATCACCAAGTTCACCTGTATTAAAACTAGTATTTTCATAGTCTAAATATTCACTAAAATTAATAGACATTTTAGTTATTTAATATAATAAAATATATTATATTTAATATTAAAATTTTAGGTCGGTATAATATTTTAGTATTAAGATTTTTTTAATAATTTATAAAAAATAATTAATCCTAATCCTCCTAATCCTGCTAAATAAATTTGTTCTATAAATCCATTAGGATAATTTTCATCATAATCATATAATTCATAATTATAGTTAGAAATTGAATTATTAAAATCATTTAAAGAAGACTTTAAATTAGTAAACGCATCACAATTACTGGTTTTTTTAGAAACAGGATTATAACCTTTTTTGGTTTCAGGATGTCCTGCTATTGATTTAAAACTACACGGGTCTATACTTTGAATATCAATAAGAGCCACATAATTAGTTTCATTAGATTTAATATTATCGCTATTTATTGTTTCCATTGTAATTTTTTGACAAGGTGGAGTTGGTCCAGTGGTGAAAGCACGTAATAACGAAGCAGGATTTAATACATTTAAATTACTCATTGTACCAGGTATTAATCCTCTAAATTCAGAGAAATTTGTGTCAAGACCTGCCGAAATAAATGGTATGTTTCCTTCAGGTACATTATCTACATAAATATAACGGTCTACTTGTAGGCACGTAGATGGGTCATTAGGGTCACTACATTGTCGATTGCCTTACATCCACCAGCAACTTTTAAGAAAAATTTATTACCTAATGGATTACCAGTAGCAGAGGCTTTTGATTTACCACTAACTAATAATGAAACATATTCAATTAATCCACTAATATTTTTACCCATTTGTTGAAGAGAACCTTTACTACTCATACCAATTTTATCAGGTGATTTAATATTCGCATAATAAGGATATGTTTCACCTAATACTTGTTCTAATCTTGATGACATATTATATTATTAATATATATTACTAATATAATATAAAATAATAATAATCTAAAATATTACAGTGCAAAAGTAAGAGAAAAAACTTATAATTTCTTTAAGTTAGTTGGATATATTATAAATCAAAAAAAATCAAATAATTTTATTAAAATTTCTCTCTAATAATCAAAATAAATAATATTTTATATTTTAATATTTTTATTTTATTTTTGACACCTTTGAAAATATTATAATTCTTTATAAAACAAAAAGTTAGAGAGAAAAACTTATAATTTCTTTAAGTTAGTTGGATATATTATAAATAAAAATAAATCAAATAATTTTATTAAATTTTCTCTCTAATAATCAAAATAAATAATATTTTATGTTTTACACCTTTTAACATTTCAAACGCCGATTTTCAATAAGCCACATAATCACTTATTTTTGGGATTCTATTATTCGGCACTTTACTTAACAGTTAAAAAATGTAAAATCAATAGTGAGGAATTTCGCCTCACGATGGTCCAACTTCATACCCTGCTTAATTGTTAATTTACAGGTGGAGGACGAAATGAGTAGCAATTGTGTTACGCTTTGTTTGACTTTGGGTCTCACGAACACTGCTAAACAATCTTGAAAAGATTGGAAGTAACCTCATTTATTATCATTATTACTTAATTAAATAATGTAAATTCTCTTAAAGTTCTTTTTTTATTCAAACAATATTCGGCATTTGAAATGTTAAAAGGTGTAATAAATTTATCAAATCTATCCATCGTAGGAATACATAATGAAAACATTTAATATATAAGTTTATTTACACCTTTAGACATTTAAAACGCCGATTATTTTATAAATTATTTTCTTTTATAAAATTACTTATATAAATACCATTACGAATATGAACATTGTTATCACTTAAATCTTTTCTTAAATATCCATTTTCATCTATATAATTATTATAAATATCAAAGAATATATATTCTTTTTCAATACATTTTTCTTTTAATTTTTCGTTAAAATATAAAACATATTTTTTTCGTTCTTCATCTGTTCCCAAATATGGATATTCAGGATTTTCAGCAGTATTATATTTTTGAATAGGTGGAACAACATTATAAACACATACATTTTTTAGTTTAATTTGTGAAATGGATACATTTAATTCAATTGCTTCAAAATAATTATCAACAATATTGTTTATAATATCTTGATATCTTGTTGTTTCTGTTATGTGTTTATGGATATGACATCTACAATCTATTTCACCTAAACAAAAAACAATAGTATCACCATCTTTAATATTAAAGTTGCGAATATCGCATCTATTTAATTTTTCTTTCCCGAAACTATAACATAAGACTGGTCCTATATGATGCTTTATTGTTCCAGTCCAACCATTAATGGAATGACTATCTCCAATTGTATGAATTGACATATATATATATATATTATTTTTATTTAGTAAATAATATTATAGAATTATTATGAAACATAAGAGCGAAGATTATAAAATAAGCGCTGTTGAATATTATTTTCAAAGATTTCAAAAATAATTTTTATTTTATTTTTGAAAATATTATAATTCTTTATAAAACCATAAGTTAGAGAGAAAAATTTATAATTTCTTTAAGTTAGAGTGAAAACTTATAATTTCTTTAAGTTAGTTGGAAATATTATAAATCAAAATAAATCAAATAATTTTATTAAAATTTCTCTCTAATAATTTTCAAAGATTTCAAAAATAATTTTTATTTTATTTTTGAAAATATTATAATTCTTTATAAAACCACAAGTTAGAGAGAAAAATTTATAATTTCTTTAAGTTAGTTATAAATATTATAAATCAAATAATTTAAATAATTTTATTAAATTTTCTCTCTAATAATCAAAATAAATTAAATAATTTTA